CTCCAGACTCCAGGACTAACCTGATGGTTAGGTCCGGAGAGGGAGAGGCTTTCAACCTCCCACGAGGCTCGTTAAAACGAGTCCCCGACTACCCTACTAGTAGGGCAGCCTCCACCCAAGCTTGATGCTGACGCGCTTGGGGCGTCCAGAACGCTCCAAATGCTCGCCATCGACTTGTTTTGGCTCCTCGACGGCATTCAAATCGCCGTTAAGCGGGCTCGGAAGACCGAACTTACAAAACGGTTTTCTGATGAGGCATTTGAGAAGGGCACCACTCCCCTCGAGATGATCCCGAGGAGGTTTGGCCATCACATAATAGCCCTTGGTTAGAGGGCTGTGATGATATGGATGAAGGCGTCGGAATTCATATCCGAGCGCCGACTCCCTGCCCAACAGTGGTGACGATGGAGCGACGTTTGGGTAGAACTTTAACAGTCCTCCCATTAGTCGATCCATCCACGCCGCTGATCGCCACAGGCCAGCCCAATAAAGCTGGTTCCTGAGCGAGTTAGCAGCTATCACGCTACTCGCATTCTGTCGTCGCGTCGGGAGCACTTCTCGGACCTTGACAATACTCACGTCATGGCCGTCAAAATACTCTCGTCCACAAGACTCTCTGAACCTTCCGGTCCAGTAAGACTTGCTGATGTTAACCCGGTACCCAAAGGTACTGAGTTCATCAACGACGGAAAGCACTACGTCTCTGGGAACAATGAGATCATCCCCAAAGACACGCACCGTTCCGGCGTACGATTCAATCGCACGTCGGGTCAGCGGAGCTCTTAGCTCTCGCTCAATCCCAAGGAATATGAGGGTCGTAAAGACCATCGCTTCAATGGGAAAGCATAGAGCTGAACCCATAGACGCAAACTTGGCTAGGCGTATTACGCCATGACCAGGTACATCAGCCTTCCTGGACCTGCAGGCTTGGACCGCCCCAGACAATACGGGGAAGTCTTCCAGCAGAGCCAGTACATGCTGATTCGAAACACGATCGGAAGCCTCGCTCAAATCGAGCGTTGCAAGGGATCCATCTCTAGATCCCCACATGGCCAATTGCCTATTCGGCTCTTGGTCCTGGATTCCGATAATGCGGGAGAGGAAACCATCCTCTTCCAACGCATCACGAAGACTTGCCTGGAGTGACTGCTGTGCATATTGCATCGCAGCCGGCTCTACAGCAATAATCCGTGGTGTTTTGAGCGTTTTAGGAACCGTGATGACCTTAACAGGCATCTCGGCGCCGGGTTCGAGGACGTTCAATTCACTCCTAAGCTCGTCCTTAAAGGACAAGTTCGGGATAAGGAATTCCTCATCCAGCAGAGTAGCTGAATTGAGGCGAGACGTCCAAGTGCGCAGAGACCACTTAGCATTACTGCTAATGCGATCTGCAACTGCACCTGGACCGTGCTTCGGAACTAGTCGACCCCAATGGATATCTCTATCCATTTTGGCGAACAAGTCCGTATAAAGCAAACGGGCGATGCGCTTGAAATCTTCCATATATTGGAAGTCAAGCAAATCATCCGTTTCTCGGACGTCCTGCTCACACTGGATGTACTCCAGCATTGCTTGTCTCTCACGCCGCAGGCTTACAACCCGCGTGGGTGATTCCTCTTGCGAGGTTTCATCCTGAGGGAGAGCTATCTTGCTATACATCAGCGTTAGCTGACGCACGGCATAGATTGCTTCAATGTCTGGATTCTCCAGAAGAGTGCCGCTTACAGGACAGAACACACGCCCAAGGAAACCTCGTAGGAATACGGGGAGCCCAGTACGACGATCCTTCTTGAAAGAAGTAACGTCGGAAGGGGTGACGAACCCTTGGTCAAGCCAATGTTGAAAGGCTTTTCCATAGTCCGCCAGGGTAATCGCTAGAAACGACAACCCTTCGTGTTCAGTCCGACTCGCGACAGTAGTTATGTCGCGAGTGGCGCTAGTGCAGCATCGTACGGCCAATTCATTGGCCGTACAGGACCAGAGTGACGTCAGGCTTTTCATAGTCCCTCCTTTAACAGAGGTGGCTATTCCCTAGCCCATGTCGTCGATGTCAACCAGGAAACGAATCCTGGCAAACAGCTTTACAGAATCTCGCGCAGGCTTCGCCTGTCCGCTTCAACCTTTAGCTGCTTTGCAGCAACCAAGGTATTAGCGAGCAGATCTAGCTCCGCGGGAGTTGGTTGAGTCGCCATGTAGATCGTGATGACGAAGCAGTCCCGTTTTGCAACGGAACGACGTCGCCTTACGACTACATCTGTAAAGTTTGCTCTCTCATCTTGATTCGGGGTCATAGATGACCCGTGATGAGAGCCTCGCCTACCAGAGCTATCGACTGAGTCACCAGATTAATCACACCTACGGCCACAATTGCTTGCGGCCAGGTGAGATCACTGATGCTCCGACGGAAAGATATTTCTTCCGTCGTCGAATAGTTAGGACCACCATCTCCCCACTCCGGGGGACCGGTATCCGACACTTTATCGCTCTGCGACCGCAGATCACCAGGC